ACTTTGTTTACAAGAACTTCGTGCCCTGTAGTTGGAGGATTAAAGCGTCCAACGCCAATAACAATTGACTTTTCTTTCTTCGGGGCTTCGGTGATGACTTGTGAGAGTTTTTTCACTTCCATTCCTTTGCTAGATTAAAGTTGTTGCGTGAGAACTCGTTGCGGTCAACAAGTTTCACGATACTACATGTCTTACCACAAACTGCTACGAAACCTTCAGGAGCAGTTGGACGATATCCATCCTTGTCTGCAATAAAGGTTGAGACAGTTTGGGTAAGAGAAAGTTTAGAGATGACTAATCCTTTAGCCTTTGCAAGCATGGCATGCAACGCAAACAGGCGGTCAATCTGAGAAGCGTAGGCTTTAAGATACTTCGTGATACGAACCATCTTTTCCGCTTTCTCGTCTTTCTTGCTTTGAGTCTTCAAGGCTTCCGCTTCAGCAGCAAGTTTAGCCTGCACGAAAACAGAAAATCCGTTTGTGGTATTATTGCTTAATCCTGCCTTGACCGTGGAATTAATGTATTGTGAAACATACTCAGCCGCTTCACTCTTCAAGAAAGAAAGTAGAGCAGACTTAAGATTTGCACCTTCGGCTTCAATCTTTTTGGTTAACTCAACAATCTGCTTTTCTTCCGAGGTTTGCAGAAGCAGATTCTTTGGAAGTGTTGGAACTTTCGCATCCACCACCCATACCGCTGTGGAAGTTCCCATCGCAGGAACACCAGGCGACCACGAACCGCGTTCCTTGATGTCTCCGCTGCCACTCCACTTGGTGTGAAATACCACACCTATCTTTGCTGCTGCAACTTCTGCTGCTGCTGACGAATCTGTAGGAATAGCATAAGTGATGGTGTTCGGTCGGAACACAATATATTCTCTACCATCAATTGTTTGTGTTTTCTTTTCGCCTTGAGTAAAAAGCAAATCGCCCCAAGCCACACCACGAATGTTCAACGGCTTGAACAGTTTCAGAGCAGCGATTAGTTTATCTACCACACCGCCTTCATGGTTCTTGCGAATATCGGCTTCAGTATAATTAACCTTGGAAGCCTTAGAGAAGAACGATTTGGTGGCAACGAAAAACTTCTTGGTTTCAGGATGTATACCAGTAATGATAGCAGGAGCCCCGTCCCACTTGGTGGATACATTCAGAGAAGCGGTTTGCTTTCCGCCTGCGGAAATACCACTAACCACATCTTTCAGAATTTTGATGGAGGTCTGTAAGCCAGCCCAACCATTTTCGAACATGCCGTCTTCAAGATGGCTAATATGTCCGTTGGATTCTTTTATAAAATTAGGGGTTGCGTGTGTGGAAAATGATAGCATACCCCATATTTATACTATTCCTCAATCCACCTAGACCAAGTTTTCGGGCCCAAATGGTCAATAATTGTCATTACAATCATCTTCCTGTTAGGCACAATTGGAGGCTTGGCTAGCGGCATCTTGGCTTCCTGCGGGGTTCGATTAGCCTTCTTATAGTTACATTTACGACAAGAAGCCACAAGATTCTTCCATTCAAACTTACCACCACGGCTTACCGGCATAACATGGTCTACGGTTCCGTTTGCAGCATTCAACGAGCATCCACAATACTGACATTCATACTTGTCACGACGGAATACCCCCTTACGGGTGGCTCCCTTGACCCGATAAGGCAAGTTAACATACTGCACCAACACGATAGCGGTTGGGAGTTCGTAGTGTCCTCGGGGAGTAGGAATGCGATAGTAGTCTTCGTGACCATAGGGCTTCTCGGCTCTACCTGAACACAGCAGGTTAACCGCTCGCTTCCAATCAATCACATTTAAGACTTCCTCGCTAGCGTTGAGGAGGAGAACCTTCAAGGAGTTAACCCTTCAGCAGTTGCGGATTGGTGTCCTGTTCCATTTCCTGATTGAACAAGTTTATTTCTTCTTGCTCATCACGAATGATAGCATACACTTCTGCTTTAAAACAAATTGCCAATGCTTGATCGTTTTCTGACATCAAAGTGATGTAACCACCAGCAATAACTCTATCTCCCTTTTGAATGGGAAACGCTTCTGGCTGTCGAGCAAAAGAGAAATTTCTGCCATCGCCGCCAACAGGCTGAGGAGCAAATGCGGTTTGCCCAACAGAATAAACAATTCCTTCAAACGCCTCACCAGGCTTAACTTTGGAACGATCAACTTTAATAATCACATACTCAGTATTTGGAATAAGCATTTTGTTTCTCCTTGTTGTTAGTATCTAGTAGGAGTGCCAGGATTCGAACCTGTTCCAATCGGGTATAAACCAATCTGGGCCAACCAAAGACCCCCCACTCCCATTAAACAAAAGCCACGCGAGACTTTTTGTTTGCTACATGTCCTGATTCCGTCTTGATAAGGTAGTTACTTTTCTGTCTGTCCTCATCATTACCTAATCGGTAGTTCACTTCTGTGATTCCCTTGTCGCGTAAAGTCGGTGTGATGTTACTTGCCAACTGGGCAACAATAGTTTCCGACAAGGCTGCTGCGGTAGCCTCATCAGTGTTCAGGGGAATATCAATGTGAAGTCGGAACATGGATGTATTATATCTTGTGATTTGATTTAGTCAAGACCAATCAGCAAAATCTCTCTTTTTAAACTTCTCGCCCATGCGTTCACGGAAAGTTTTAAATTCTCCTGTGTCTTCCTCGTCCGTATCCTTGGATTCGGTAATATTAATAATTCCCCGTTGAGCCGATTCATCCAAATCAAACAGTTTCATTTTGCTACGATCAATGCCTATAACGAAACGCCGATTCGTTGCAGGGTCGGCATAGCGGTTCTTCAACTGCTTCACCATAATCTGACCAAGACCTTGAAGTTCTTCAGTGGACACCAAAGCAAACATAAAGTCTGCGGTTTGTGGTAGACCGAACGATTAGTTTGAGTTGCCGTAAAGATGGGAACACCAGTCTCCACCGCAAGACCGCGCAGTTCCTCTGCAATAGCCTTGATGAATGTATATGAGTTTACTGTAGCACTCTGTTTCATACGAGAAGATGCACAAATGTTTAAGTAGTCGATAAAAATAATTTCAGGAACAAAGTTCTTCTTCAAACGCAGTTCATCCAACAGATGCTTGAAGTGCATTACTGAAGCACTCGCTGTCGGATACTCTTTGATAATCAGTTTCCCCGTAGTCTGTTCCATAATACGCTTCATTTTGCGGTCGTAGATATCCTTGGGCAAAGCCTTCAGGTCATCCAAACTAGTATCCATCAGATTGGCATCAATGCGCTCAGCAATACGCTCTTCCGCCATTTCGCAAGTTATATACAGCACATTCTTACCTTGCATCAGACAATTTGCAGCATGGTGACAGAGGAACAAAGACTTACCCACGCCCGTGCCCGCGAGACACACATTCAGAGTTTTGTATGGTGTTCCGTTGTTGGTAATCTTATTCATCAAGTCAAGGTCAAACGGAATACGCTTCTCTACGGTGTGATAGAAGTCGTATCGCTTGTCCGCGTCACCAATAAAATCGTGACCGATATGAGAATCAAAACTAACTGCAAGAGCAGTAGAAAGAATGCTTGGAATAGCAGTTTTAGTTTTGTCTTTGGACTTTCCATCAATAATCTGAATGGATTCCATGATACCATTATAGAGTGCCTTTTCCTTGCAGAAGTTTTCCGTGTTATCTAGCAACCATTGTGTATCGGGAGCATCATGCGTCTTAAAACTCTTGATGATTTCTCGAATAGATTTGAACTCGGTTTCGCTTAAATCATCGCGCTTTCCCAAGTCGATAAGTAGACTTTCAACACTTGGCTTGGCGTTGTATTGAGTGTAAAACTCACTTACGCAGTCGTAGATAACCCGCTCGTCACGCTCATTGAAATACTCAGGCTTCAAGAACGGTAGAACTTTTCTACCATACTCCTCATCATGGAGCAGAGACCTAAGAATTAAAATTTCTGTTCTGTCAGCAGACATCAGGTGGACTCTTGAACAGTCAGTATACCCCAAATCCCCGAAAAGTCAAGCAAACTTTTTCTGACAATCGTAGATAAAATCCGAGCAAACTGCCCCAAAACCAGTTTTGTTGTAAGCGGCTACAGATTCTTTAGAAAGAAGAGGAATGATACATTCGGAATTCATATCATTTGTTAAATCGTGTGACCAAATCCAACCATTACTTACGAGAGTATATCTGTCAGACTCGTGGCAAAAATGTCTAAGAACTCGCATTAAAGGACTTTCATAAATCCATTTTAAAGCAGCGTATTCTTTAACATGAATCCAAAGATATTCACGGCGTTGCCAAAGCCACTCCTCAGTCACAGGATACTGAGCGTAATCGTGGCCTAGATGGGGTTGTTCGTTTTTCATACGCAGATCTATCTCTACATCATAGCCTGCATCAATGGCTTCTTGAATGTAATCCAATGAGTTTTCACGCTCGGGAATAACTCCGTCAAGATTGCCTCGGTGTGAAATGTAAATCACGATAATTCCTCGATTCTAATACTACGGTCTTCAATAAACATGTCGTAATACGGTTTGTCGCAGCGCAGATCATGGTGCTTTGCGCCCCAATCCTCTAACTGTTGCTTGGTTAGATCATACCAATCTATTCCACTTCGACTACCTCTAGCCGTCCAATAAATGATAGTGTTACCTTTATCATATAATCTATTGATCTTTTCTATGTTTTCAGGAATAGGCTTTGCCTTCTTATACTCCCGAGGATGGTCAGGAGTAATGCAAATCGTTTCATCAATGTCAACAAATATGATTTTAGTCATTGTGATACGAGTCCCAATACAGATAGCAGTTAATCAGATCATCTACAGACTTTACCTGCTTTCCTCTGGTTATAGTTGCCCAAGCCTCAAAGTTTTCAACTTCTTCAGGAGTTCCAAATACGGTTACGAATGGGGTATCGTAGTAACCAACCTTTAAACCATCTTGAATCAGCAGATTGTATACCAAAGTAACATAGAATTCTCCATTATACTGAACTCCCCTCTCCATAGCAAGATCAAAATATTTCTTGATGTCTGCACCACACCTAAAGTAATACATGCCAGTAGAAGCATGTTCATTCATCGGATTGTCGGTATAACAAGCCTTTTCTTTAATCTCAGTAATGTATGGAGTTCCTGGCACATCTTTAACAAACGCCATCTTTGTTTGAGCCAAGGTATGTGGATGAAATCCTGTGTGCGTTAAAACGCAACCGTCCATATTGTATTGTTTAACATACTCCTTAAAATGTTCCATGTCCCAAATGTGAGGATTGTCGCAGTAAGAAACAATTACTTCTTCGTCATCTTTGATATGTTCGTATACTGCTTTAACCGTCCACACAGGGCCCAACTTATGCTGAGGCATGGATACAATTGTAGCGTTCGGCTTTAGAGATAGAAGCACATCTCGCATATCAGTTGTTGCTAGATGAGTATCATTACAGATGAATACAATTTCATCGTTTGGATCAAACATTTCTAGAATGTATTCGATGATGCGCTTTCCGTTCACACGAATAAGCGGCTTAGGATCTGTGTATCCCTTTTCAACAAACCGGTTTCCTGTTCCTGCCATCG